TGCTTTCCCAGGACAAGGTATTGTCCTCTACGGTGATAAGACTGCACAAGCTAAGCCTTCTGCATTCGATCGTATTAACGTACGTCGACTATTCATCGTTCTGGAAAAAGCTGTTGCAACGGCTGCTAAATATCAATTATTTGAATTTAACGACGAATTCACTCGAGCTATGTTCCGTAATATGGTAGAACCATTCCTACGGGATATTAAAGGTCGACGTGGTATTACGGACTTTGCGGTTGTATGTGATGCAACGAACAACACTGGGGCAATTATAGATTCTAATCAGTTTGTAGCTGATATCTACATTAAGCCAGCACGTTCTATTAACTTCATCACATTGAACTTTATCGCTACTCGTACCGGCGTTGAATTCTCAGAAATCGTCGGACAATAGGAGAGATAAAAAATGGCTATTTTAGGCGTAGATGACTTTAAGTCAAAACTAACAGGTGGTGGTGCACGATCTAACCTATTTAAGGTTGAGATGGGTTGGCCAGCCGCTATTTCAGCGGGTGCTGCTGAATCAGAAATTGGTGGATTCCTTATTAAAGGTGCTGCTCTTCCTGGTTCAACTATCACTCCTATTACAGTTCCTTTCCGAGGTCGTCAACTCCAAATCGCTGGAGACCGTACTTTCGAGGCTTGGACAATTACTGTAATTAACGATACAAACTTTGTATTACGTAATGCATTTGAAGAGTGGATGAATCTCATCAACAACCATAATGCAAACACTGGTGCTACCGATCCATCTGAGTACTTTGCAGATGCATCTGTATATCAGTTAGACAAAAATGGTGAGAACCTTAAGGGTTATACATTCCGAGGCTTATGGCCAACGAATCTATCAACAATTGAAGTATCTTACGATTCAGAAGGTATTGAGGAGTTCACTGTAGAGCTTCAGGTCCAATACTGGGAATCAGATACTACATCTTAAGGCCATATAGATAATAGTAGGAGGGGAGTTTTTCTCCCCTCTTATTATTCATTGGAGAAAAGAAATTGGCAGAATTATTTGGTTTCGAGCTTAAGCGTAAAGAGCAAGATAAGGCCGACGCAAAGAAAAAATCCTTTGTTGCTCCCCTTGAAGATGACGGTTCTAGTTACGTCCAAGCGTCTGGTGGTCACTTTGGTCAGTACGTAGACCTTGATGGTGGTCAAGCAGCAAATGAAGCTGATCAAATTCGACGATATAGAGAGACTGCATCCCAACCAGAATGTGATGCTGCTATTGAAGATATTATCAATGAAGCTATTGTATCTGATGCTAGCTCTGCTCCAGTTGATCTAATTACAGATGATCTAGATCAGCCTGATAACATTAAAAAGCTTATTCGTGAAGAATTTGAATCTATTGTTGAGCTATTGCAATTTAATCACTATGGCCACGAAATCTTTCGGCGTTGGTATGTTGACGGCCGATTATTTTATCATCTTATTGTTGATGAGAAAAGCCCCAAGAAAGGCATATTAGAAGTTAGGCCTATTGACCCTACTAAGATCCGTAAGGTTAAAGAAATAGAAAAAGAAAAAGATCCTGCTACTGGTGCTGAGGTGGTTACAAAGGTAGATGAATATTACCTATACCAAGATACAGCACTTGTTAAAAGTAATCAGGGTGTTAAGATTTCTAAAGATGCAATCCAATATACTACTTCAGGATTGCTTGATCCATCACGCACTAAGGTACTTTCATACCTACAAAAGGCTATTAAGCCTGTAAACCAGTTGCGTATGATGGAAGACTCGTTGGTAATCTATCGTTTATCAAGAGCGCCAGAACGTCGTATATTCTATATTGACGTCGGTAACTTACCTAAGGGTAAGGCAGAAGAATACCTTAAGAACATTATGAATAGCTATCGTAATAAGCTAGTCTATGATGCTAATACAGGTGAAGTTAAAGACGATCGCAAGCATATGTCTATGCTCGAGGATTTCTGGCTCCCACGACGTGAAGGTGGTAGAGGTACAGAAATTACTACTCTTCCTGGCGGAGAAAATCTTGGTCAGATCGATGATATTATTTACTTCCAAAAGAAACTATATAAATCATTGAATGTACCGGTTAATCGACTGGATCAAGAATCACAATTTTCTCTAGGACGATCTACTGAAATCTCTCGTGACGAGGTTAAGTTCCAAAAGTTTGTTAATCGGCTACGTAAAAAGTTCTCCTGGTTATTCCTTGACCTGCTTAAGATGCAGTTAGTACTAAAAGGTATTATAACTGAAGCAGATTGGAGAGTAATAAAAGAGCAGATCGTAGTAGACTATATAAGAGATTCACACTTCTCTGAGCTAAAAGAAGCTGAGGTGATGCGTGAGAGATTAGGTATGTTAACTGAGCTAGATCAATATGTAGGTACATACTTCTCTGTGGAGTGGGTACGTAAGAACGTCCTTATGCAAAGTGATGAAGATATTGAGGCTATGAAGGAACAGATCGAGACTGAAAGAAGTTCTGGGGAAATACCAGATGAAGACGATCTTTAAGACCTAAATTCGTATAAATATAGTATAAGGAAGAGATTATGAGTGATATAGAAAATTTTATTAATGCTTTAGATAGTGGAAATACAGCGGGAGCTAATGATATATTTGCATCTGCTATGAATTCTAAAATTAGTGCTGTATTAGATGCGAAAAAGATAGAAATAGCTAATCGCGTCTATAATGGTGTAGAAGACTTAGGACAAGAAGATGCTGAATTTCAAGACTCTGAGATCTGATCTAGCGGAGGCTGCTGGTAAGCCAGTTAAGACTCTTAAGGTTGGTAAGAAATCAAAAGCTGTTATTTCTAAAGCAGGTTCTAAGTATGCAGTCCACATCGATGGTGAATTGCTAGATGATAAGTATAAGTCTGCTGAAGAAGCAGAAAAATCAGCTAAAGAATTTGCCGACCTCATGGGAGCATAAATGAAGCTTATAACAGAACATTTAGAATCAAACTTAGACTATATTACCGAAGAAAAAAACGGTAAAAAGAACGTTGTTATTGAAGGTATCTTCATGCAAGCTGAGTCTAAGAACCGTAATGGTAGGATCTATCCGCGTGACGTGATGGAATCTGCCGTTAATAAATATGTAACAGAACAAGTTGCTACTGGTCGTGCAGTTGGTGAGTTAAATCATCCTGACGGTCCTTCTATCAACTTGGATAAAGTTTCGCATCGCATTACCGAGCTCAATTGGGACGGGAATAATGTGATAGGAAAGGCACTCGTATTAGATACTCCTATGGGTCAAATCGTTAAAGGTTTGGTTGAAGGTGGTGTTCAATTGGGTGTTTCTAGTCGTGGTATGGGTACACTTGTGCAACGCAATGGAGTAAACACTGTAGGCAGAGACTTTGTCCTTGCTACTGTGGATATTGTCCAAGACCCCTCAGCTCCTGAAGCCTTTGTTAATGGGATTATGGAAGGTGTTGAATGGATCTGGGATAATGGAATACTCAAAGCGCAAGACGTTGAAAAATATGAGACTGAAATCAAAAAGGCATCTTCTTTAAACTTAGCTGAAGCTCAGTTAAAGGTGTGGTCAGATTTCCTCTCAAAACTTTAACTCTAGATTATTAGGAGTAACAAAATGTCTGAAGAGACCAAAATAGAAGATATGGATCTCATTGAAGACGTAGCTGAAGTACAGCTCCATGATGAAGCCCTCGTTGAAGACGTTGAAGTTGAGACCGAGGAAGCTATCGTGGAAGATGCCGAAGAAATTGTTGCAGAAGACGTAACTGAAGAATTAGTAGCTGAAGAAGCTATTGAAGAAGCAGCTACAGCCGAAGCACCTAAGACTAAGGCAGGCATTATTAATGCTATGTACAAAGAAATGTCTAAGATGAAAAAAGGCGACCTGATGGCTGCATTTGATAAAATGACTGCTAAGGACGAAGAAGAAGAAAAAGACGACGAAGAAGATGAAGAAGATATGGAAGAGACTAAGGGTAAAGTTAAGGAGTCTTATGACTTCCAAGCTGACTTAGAAGCTCTTGTGTCATCTGATGATCTTTCTGAGGAGTTCCAGGGTAAAGCAGCTACAATCTTTGAAGCAGCTGTTAAAACTAAAGTAGCTGGCGAGATCGATCGTCTAGAGGCAGAGTATACTCAGTCACTAGAAGAAGAGACTGCTTCTGTTAAGTCTGAGCTCGTAGAAAAGGTAGATGGTTACCTTAACTATGTTGTTGAGAACTGGATGGAAGAAAATCGCGTTGCTGTTGAAACTGGTCTTCGTGCGGAAATCGCTGAATCATTCATGGGTGCGCTTAAGGGTGTATTTGTTGAGCATTACATCGACGTTCCAGAATCTAAGATTGACTTGGTCGATGACCTAGCTGATCAGGTTGTGGAGCTAGAAGAAGCTCTTACAAAAGAAACTGAAGCAAATATTCGTCTGAATGAGTCTATCCAAACATTCCAACGATCAGAAATTATTGCAGAATCAACTAGGGATTTGGCAGCTACAGAAGTTGAAAAACTAAAAGAGCTCGTTGAAGACGTAGATTTTGAAGATATAGATACTTTCACAAAGAAAATAGCTACATTGAAAGAATCTTATTTTGCAAAACCAATTGTAACAAACCAAGAAGAAGAGCTACAAGAAGAGACTGACCAGGTGAAAGAATTATCTGGCTCTATGGCACTTTATTCATCAGCTATAACAAAAACTTTAAAAAAGTAACATTAGGAGTAACACATGTTTAACGCAGAAGACGCAATGCAGAAGTGGAGCCCGATTCTCGAGCACGCTGACATCCCCGCCATTGGCGATAACTACAAGAAGCACGTAACAGCTGTTCTTCTTGAGAACCAAGAAAAAGCTCTTAAAGAAGAGCGCAACGCAATGGGTTTCATGACTGAAACCGCTGCTAACGCTACTGGCGCTGGCGTTGCTAACTGGGACCCAGTCCTCATTAGCCTCGTTCGTCGCTCTATGCCTAACCTTATGGCTTATGACGTAGCTGGTGTACAGCCTATGTCTGGTCCTACTGGTTTGATCTTCGCTATGAAGAGCCGCTACACTTCACAAGCTGGTGCAGAAGCACTTCAGGGCGAAGCTAACACTGGCTTCTCTGGCACTGGTACACACGCTGGTGATTCTTCATCTGTTGCTGGTACTACTGGTACTGATACTACTCCTGCTGATACAGTAGAAGATTCATTCGACTTTGGTACTGGTCTTGCACTCGCAGACGGTGAAGCTCTTGGCAACACTGGCGCTGCTCTTGCACAGATGGCTTTCTCAATCGACAAGACTAGCGTAACAGCTAAGACTCGTGCATTGAAAGCTGAGTACACAATGGAATTGGCACAAGACCTTAAGGCTATCCACGGTTTGGACGCTGAAAGCGAGCTTGCTAACATCCTTTCTGCTGAGATCCTCGCTGAAATTAACCGCGAAGTTATCCGCACTATCAACGTAAAAGCTAAGCTTGGTGCTCAGACTTCTAACGTTGCAGCTGCTGGTACTTTCGACGTTAACACTGATTCAGACGGTCGTTGGTCAGTAGAGAAGTTCAAAGGTCTTATGGTTCAGATCGATCGTGAAGCTAACGCAATTGCTAAAGACACACGTCGTGGCAAAGGTAACTTCATCATCTGTTCATCAGACGTAGCTTCTGCATTGACTGCAGCTGGTATGCTTGATTACGCACCTGCCTTGGCAACTAACTTGAACGTTGACGATACTGGTTCAACTTTCGCAGGCGTTTTGAACGGTCGCACTAAGGTCTACATCGATCCTTACGCAACACGTGACTACGTAAACGTTGGTTACCGTGGTACTAACCCATACGACGCAGGTATCTTCTACGCACCTTACGTACCATTAACTATGGTTCGTGCAGTTGGCGAGCAAGACTTCCAGCCACGTATCGGCTTTAAGACTCGTTACGGTATGGTTGCTAACCCATTCGCTGGTGGCGCTGCTTCATCAGAGACTGGTACAAACCGTGCAAACCAATACTACCGCATCTTTGCAGTAGAAAATATCCTCGTATAAGGATAACTAAAAGAAGTAAGTTTTAACTTACCACTTTTGAAAGGTGCTCTTCGGAGCACCTTTTTTTTACGTATAAATACTAGTATAATGTAATTTTCTTGGATAATCGATATGCCATATGACTTAAATGTTAACTTCTCACAAGAAGCGTCATCTGTCTTAGCTTCAGATTTGAACTATGTAAATCCAACATCATTTCAGTTGGTCATAGATAATCTAAAGTATCCTAATGCACAGTTTAATGTACAGCAGGTTGCTTTACCTGAAATGTCTGTGACTAATCCGGATATAGCTACTCGTCAAAGAAATATACTTGCTACACCAGCTAAGGTGAATTATGGTTCTCTCGAGCTTACATTTCTTATTGATGAGAAGCTTATTAATTACATGGAAATACACGATTGGATCTACGGATTAGCTACAGAGCAAGAGAGTAAATCCTTAAAGACACAACGCGATTTACAACTGATTATACTAGACTCTAATAACAACGTGGCTCGCGAGATCCAGTTTGTTAATGCACAACCAGTTAGTCTAGGATCTATCCCCTTTGATATCACATCAGCTGATATTGCCTACTTAACCGCAACGGTTTCTTTTGAATATGACTATTTCAAATTTAAGCGAGATGTGATATAATATATACTATATGAATTGACAGGAACTATGTTATGACTTTAGACCAGATACTTGAAATGTGGAAAAAGGATTCAGTAATAGATGATATCCGACTCGACGAAGCTTCCAAAGACGGTGCAGCACTTCACTCCAAATACCTAGAACTACTCTCTATTAATAAGCTACAGCTTAAGCGCAGAGATGCCGAATTCAAAATTCTACTTAAGAACAAATGGCTTTGGTACAACGGTAAACTTACTAAAGATCAAATAGACCAGCTAGGCTGGGAATACGATGCTCTTAACGGACTTAAGATACTTAAAGGCGAGATGGATTATTATTACGATGCTGATCCCCATATCCAAGAAGCTAACGCTCGTATTGACTACTTAAAAACCATGATAGATACTTTAGAAGAGATCATTAGTAATATCAGATGGCGGCATTCCACTATTAAGAATATGATAGATTGGCGTAAATTTGAATCGGGCAGTTAATGAATATAAAAGTACAGTATAAGAACCATGCGTTTCTACAGATAGACTGTGATCCTGGTATAGCGAACGAAATTAATGATTTCTTTTGCTTCTATGCTGTAAACTATAAGTTCATGCCATCGTACAAGAACAAGTTTTGGGATGGTAAGATTCGATTATTCGACGTGCGTACGCGCGAACTACCTGCAGGCTTATTTAAGTATTTGCAAGAGTTTGCCGCTACACCGGGAAGGGATTATGCCTTAGAGCTTATTCATAATAACTACTATGGTATACCTTCGACTGGCGAAGATGTAGATGTATCTTTTATGAAAGATATTACCTATACATCTAAGGGCACACAGATCTTTCCTAAGGATTACCAGGAGCGAGCAGTACACCATGCGCTAACATCTAAACGCGCTATGCTTATATCACCAACTGCTTCTGGTAAGTCTTTAATCATATACACCCTTATTCGATGGTATCTACATAACCATGATAAAAAGGTTATTATTGTTGTACCTACTACATCTCTAGTAGAACAAATGTATAAGGACTTTGGCGACTATTCAGAGTATGACGAACACTTTGATAACGAGGAATCCTGTCATAGAATATATTCCGGCCGTGAAAAAACCTTTAAGCAAAGAATCGTTATAACTACTTGGCAGTCAATCTATAAGTTACAGGGTTCATGGTTTGAAGACTTTGGTATGGTTATAGGTGATGAAGCACATAACTTTAAGGCAAAGAGCTTAACTTCAATACTGTCCAAATGTCGTGAAGCAGAATATAGATTTGGCACTACTGGAACTCTGGATGGTACAGAAGTACATAAGCTAGTACTCGAAGGTTACTTTGGACCAGCTTACTACGTAACCACTACAAAGAATCTAATGAATTCTGGTGATCTGGCTGAATTAGATATTCAGGTATTACTTCTTAAGTATGATGATGAATATGCACGTGCTATATCAAAGGTAACGTACCAGGAGGAGATAGATTTTATTGTTTCCCATACTCCTCGTAATAACTTTATAGCTAATCTAGCATTAGATCAAGATGGTAATACTCTAGTTCTGTTTCAATTAGTCGAGAAACATGGTAAGCCACTATACGATATTATAAAAGATAAAGCACATAAGAAGCGTAAGATATTCTTCGTGTCGGGTAATACTGATGTTGATATACGTGAAAAGGTACGTGAGCTTACAGAGAAAGAAAAGAATGCTATTATCGTAGCATCACTAGGCACATTTTCAACTGGTATAAATATTAAGAACTTGCATAACATAATCTTTGCTTCACCGAGTAAAAGCCAGGTGAAGGTACTACAAAGTATTGGCAGGGGATTAAGAAAAAGTGACGATGGTAGAGAGACAAACTTATTTGATCTAGCTGATGATCTACATTGGAAGCAGAAGAAAAATTATACTCTGAACCATGCAGCAGAAAGAATAAAGATCTATACCAAAGAAAAATTTAACTACAAAATTTATGAGATTAAGTTATGATTCAGTTTGAGGATGATTTTGAATTACCAATTAGACATATTAAGCTATCTAATGGTGAGCAGTTAGTTTCCTATGTAAGCTCTTCCTCTGTTGGTGATACGATAGTATTAGAGAATCCTTGTTTGCTTAACCTCTTTAAAGAAGAAGACTCTACCTTTACCTACTATTTTACTCGTTACATGCCATTATCTGATACTGGACTAATACATGTTAATGGAGCTAACATTGTAGCTTACACTGATGTTACACAAGATGTACAAGATAGATACATTAGAGCTGCATTGAAATATCATGAAAAAGATGATGAAGAAGAAGAAGACTATGAAGAAGATTCATTTGATTCATATGAAACGGAATCCTTCTCAATACATTAGTAGTATTATCATTCCCTCCCAGAGAAGACTCTCTTATTATATCATATATTTTCTGATCTGTATACCCCTATACTGAAAATAGTAGAAAATAAAATATAGTATACATTCCCTTAAAAATATGATATAATAGAGACTATTATTAGGAAATATGAATATGACTGAAACAAAGATAAAACCAAAAGACAAACCGCATTACGTTAACAACAAAGAATTTTCACTGTCTATTGTAGAATATGTTTCAAGAGTAAACGAAGCAAAAAAGAATTGTACTGAGATACCAGTCGTACCTACTTACATTGCTACATGCTTCTTGAAAATATCCGAGGGACTAGCACATAAGTCGAACTTTGTTCGGTATACCTATCGTGAAGAAATGGTTATGGATGCCGTAGAGAATTGCCTTCGTGCAATCAATAACTACAACATCGAGACCAAGACACGTACTGGTATGCCGAATGCCTTTGCTTATTTTACCCAGATCTGCTACTTTGCCTTCTTGCGTAGAATAGAAAAAGAAAAGAAGCAACAAGATGTTAAGCTTCGGTGGATTGAAAAAGCAGGGTATGAAGACTTTATGGATGATGAAGACGACGGTAACCACAGCTTCTTTGATGAGCTAAGAAATCGTATTGATAGAGTTAAAACATCTGATCGCGAACTTAAAGCTTTTACTAAAGAAGAGAAGAAAAAAGTTAAAGAAGATTCTGGCATTGAATTGTTTATGGGTTAATTATGAAGATTGCTATTCTTAACGATACACACGCGGGCATGCGTAACTCCTCTGATATCTTTATTGAATATCAAAGGAAGTTCTATGAAGAAGTTTTCTTTCCTTACTTAAAAGAGAACGACATTAAGCAGATAATACACCTAGGTGATTACTTTGACCATCGAAAGTTTATTAACTTCAAAGCACAGAATGCCAATCGTAAGATGTTCTTAGATGTGCTTAAGCAGGATGGTATTCACATGGATATTATTCCAGGTAACCACGATGTATTCTATAAGAACACTAACGACCTTTGCTCGCTCAAAGAGCTGCTTGGTTACTATACGTCCAACGTGAATATTGTGATGAAGCCACGTGTAATGGATTATGGTGGTTGCCCGATTGCTTTGGTACCTTGGATTAACTCTGAGAACTATGTAGAATCTATTAACTTTATTAAGAACTGCAAAGCTTCTATTCTTGGTGCACACCTTGAGCTAGTTGGTTTTGACATGATGAAAGGCGTACCGAATGCCCACGGTATGACTACAGAGATATTCGATCGATTCGAGATGGTTCTATCTGGTCATTTTCATACTAAGTCTTCTAGGGGTAATATCCACTACCTAGGATCACAGATGGAATTCACATGGGCAGACTCAGAAGATCCTAAGTACTTCCACGTACTTGATACAGATACACGTGAGGTTACGCCCGTTCGTAATCCGAACACTATGTTTGAAAAAGTGGTTTACAACGACGAGAAAATAGATTATAATAGTTATGATACTAAAAGTTTAGTAGACAAGTTTGTTAAGATCATTGTAGCTAAAAAGACCGATCCGTTTCTTTTCGATCGTTTTGTAGATAAGGTTCAGAGTGAAGATATTCATGAACTTAAAATTGCAGAAACGTTCGAAGAGTTTGCTGGTGATAGCGTCGATGACGAATCGGTATCTGTTGAAGATACGACACAGATGCTAGACTCGTATATTGATGCGGTAGATACTGATCTAGATAAAGATACACTAAAAGGATTAATGCGTGGGTTATTCGTTGAAGCCCAGTCTTTGGAAATAGTATGATACACTTTCGTAATATCAGTTGGCGCAACTTTCTTTCTACTGGTAATGAAGAAACCAATATACAGCTAGATCGTTCTCCAACCACTCTTATTGTTGGTCAGAATGGTGCAGGTAAGTCAACACTACTCGATGCACTCTCTTTTGCATTGTTTGGTAAGCCACACCGAAACATTAATAAGCCACAGCTGGTTAACTCCATTAATAATAAGAACTGTGAGGTTGAAGTATCATTTGATATAGGCAAGCACAAGTTTGTAGTTAAGCGTGGTATTAAGCCTGCCAAGTTCGAGATCTGGCAGAATGGCAATATGATTAACCAAAGTTCTGCTGTCAAGGACTATCAGAACTTCTTAGAGCAGAACATTCTTAAGCTTAATCATAAGTCATTCCATCAGATTGTTGTACTCGGCTCATCGTCGTTTATACCCTTTATGCAGTTACCCACACCACACCGTCGAGATGTTATCGAGGACCTACTTGATATACAGATCTTTTCTAAGATGAGCCAGCTGCTTAAAGAAAAAGACGGAAAGATCAAAGAGGCTATTAATGGACTTAACTATGAGATTGATCTGAATAAAGAAAAAATTAATCTGCAGAAAAAATATATCCGGGACATCACAGAAATAAATGATGAGCAGATACTTCGTAAAGAAGAGCAAATTTCTGAAAATGATATAGAGATAAAAGAGATAGAATCGTTAAATAAGATCCTGTCAGAAAAGAATGTTAAGCTTCAAAAGGGGTTAGGAGATAACCTACAGAAAGCCCAAGAGAAAAGACAAAAGCTTGTAGAGTTCAAAGCTCAGTTCAATTCGCAGATAAAGGGTGTTGTTAAGGAAGCTCGATTCTATGAAGACAATGAGAACTGCCCAACCTGTGAGCAGGATATCGAAGAAGATCTTCGTAAGACAAAGCTTGAATCTGCAAAGGCAAAGGCTTCTGAGCTCAATGAGGGTATATCAAGAGTTAATACAGAATTAGAATATGCTGATACCTCAATAGATTTACTTACTAGCACCGCTAACTCTATTGTAACTAATACTAACGAAATCTCTAAGAATAACTCTTCGATTGCTAGTCTACAAAAGCAGAACACCTCGATATCTAATGAGATAGAATCTTTGCGTGGTTCTACTGGTGACTTATCTAAGGCCAATAGCGAATATAGGGAATTAGTAGAAGCAGGAGAGACCTTAGGAGACAATAAGAATGGTTTATCGTCTGAAAGACTTTACCTATCCGTAGCAGGCGAAATGCTTAAGGATACTGGCATTAAGACTAAGGTGGTTAAGCAGTATCTCCCTGTTATGAATACTTTAATTAATAAATACTTACAGGTATTGGATTTCTTCGTATCGTTTAATCTCGATGAAAGCTTCTCAGAGACTATTAAGTCTAGGCATCGGGACAACTTTAATTATGCATCATTCTCTGAAGGCGAAAAACAAAGAATAGATCTGGCACTACTCTTTACCTGGCGTCAGATCGCTCGTATGAAGAACTCTACATCTACCAACCTGTTGGTATTGGACGAAACATTCGACTCGTCTTTGGATCATGATGGTGTAGAGAACCTTATGAAGATATTGAATACACTAGACAACAATACCAACGTATTTGTTATATCGCACAAGGGCGATTTGCTAGATGGTAAGTTCCGTAATAAGATAACATTCAAGAAAGAGCACAATTTCTCTAAGATGTTGCTTACCGGAGACTAACGTTACGATCTATGACGAAATAGGGGTGTTCATACCCTGCCTTTAACGGTATAATATCTCTATCAAATGGAGAAAACAGATGGTTAAAGGTTCAAAGTCAATATTAGCTCGCTTGCTCGCCAACGAGAATATTACTGTCCAACGTGGTAATTATAAGACCGCATTCTTCGACGTAGAACGCCGTGTTCTAGGTCTTCCCCTTTGGGAAGATTACGGTAAGGACGTAGAAGATCTTCTTATTGGCCATGAAGTTGGACACGCTCTTTTTACCCCTGCTGATGGCTGGCACGATTCACCTAAAGAAATGAAGGTACCACGCTCATTCCTGAACGTCGTAGAAGATATTAGGATCGAGCGTAAGGTCCAGTCTAAATATCCTGGATTGGTCAATTCGTTCAAAAAAGGCTATAAGAAATTCTCTGACCTTAACTTCTTTAATACAGAAGGTAAGGATCTTACAGAGTATTCCCTTATTGACCGACTCAATATTAAATCTAAGCTTCGTGACTTGGTAGATATTTCTTTTACTCAAGAAGAGCAACCATACGTAGATATGGCATTCGCTTGTGATACCTTTGAAGATGTTGTAGAAGCTGCTAAATCTATCTACGACTTTATGAGGGAAGATAATGAAGACGATACGCAATCCCCAGAATCCCCAGGAGAATACGATGAGCCTATGGAAGAAGGTGAAGATGAAGATTTATCTTCTGGAAGCCAGATGGGAGATCAAGAAAGCTCTGAAGAGCCTGAAGATACCGGAGGAGATGCTCAACAACAAGGAACATCAGAAGAAGATGAAGACGGAGAAGAGCAATCATCAGTAGGTGAATCTGATCAAGAGTCTGATTCAGAAGAAAAAGAAGAATCACAATTACCTTCTTCCTCTGGCGGTGAAGGAGACCAAGAAGAAATGGTCTCTGAAACAGATGAGGCCTTCCGTCAGAATGAGGGCAAACTTAATAAAGGTTCTGATGGTAGTCCAGTCCCAGTCTATGTAGCTCCTATGTGTCGTAAGAATCTTGGCAATATGCTTATTTCTTACAGCGAAGTAAAAGAAGCTCGTATGCAATCCTGGGAACAAGAAAAAAGTTACTTCTGTAATAGAAACTCCTCATATTATGAATCTGCTATTGCAGAAGAAGAAGCAGCCTTTATCTCGTTTCAGGATGAGACTAAGAAGATTACATCTCTTATAGCAAAAGAGTTCGAAATGCGCAAAGCAGCATACCGAACAATTCGTGCTTCAACCGCTCGCTCTGGTTCAATCGATGTTAACAAGCTATACTCATACCAGTTCCAAGACGATATATTCAGAAAGGTAACAAACCTTGCCGATGCACAATCACACGGTATGGTTATGGTCATAGACTATTCTGGTTCGATGATAGGTACTCTAGAGGCTGTTATTAAGCAGACGCTTAATCTTGCAACTTTCTGCAAAAAGGTTAATATCCCGTTCGAAGTATATGGGTTTACCTCTGGCGATCGTGGTTCTAGTTATATGTCACACGACGAATTACCTACTGGTTCTGTTGATACTAACGGCACTAAGCTCTTTCATCTACTATCATCTAGCTTTGGCAAATCCCAATATGAAGAAGCCTATAAGGATTTGTTCATGACAGTGACCTCATCACGCTATAAGTGGTCACAGGTAGAATGGAAAGGCGGAACACCGCTAAATGAGGTTCTTCTTGGTCTAAAGTTTATATTGTCTGACTTTAAGGCTAAGCACGCAGTCCAAAAGCTAAACCTTGTAATGCTAACAGATGGTGCTGCTGCCTCGATGAGAACAACCTATAGGGATCAGCCAGAGAGCTTAACAAGAACAGACTACCGTAAATACAATATAGACTTTAATAACAAAGTTCAAGAAGTTGATCGGAAGCAGGTTACTAAGTACCTTATATCTGAATATAGTAAAATGGGTATTAA